TATTTCTACCTGGATTTCCTGGAGCATCAGTACCTGTATTCAATCCAACAACAGGAACTAAAACTTCATCATAATAACTTGAAGAAAGTCCAGAATTTTCAGTGGTTCCATACCATCTCTGAATCCAACCACGAGCATCAGCAAATGTATTCCAAGGACTTCTATTGCGATCTACACTTTGTTGATACTTTGGAATAGCATAATTATTAGCAGCCGTTTCAGTTGTTGTAGAAATACCCCAGAGTGCCATTCTTTTTACCTATAAAAACTATTTAATCTATAGAATATTTATGTTGTTATAATGTTCAATAAAAAAAGTAGAGAGAAAAAATCTCTCTACTTTGATTAAAATTTATACTCAGCAACCCTTTAAAAGTGCTGTTCTTACAGTTGATGCAATAACATCATCAATATCATTGTCAGTAGTATGTACATAACGGTCTAACAGCTCACATACAAGTTTTTTTGTATTACAAGAATTGAGTGCTGCAAAAATAAGTGGTTTTACAATAGTGACTAATGCTCCCATGATGTCCTCCTTAGTTTATATGGTCCATAATATATTTATGGATTTAATAAACTACTTTTATATAAGTTGATGAATTCTCTTAATTTTAATCTTAATTGTCTGACTCTAGGTTTTGGAGTTTTTGGTTGTTTTACTGGCCTTGGTAACTTTATTTTCTTATGTGTCTTTACTTTCAAATCTTTAGGTGGAGGAAAGTCTGGAATCCACTTTTGAACATATTGTTTAGGAGAAGTAGATTTTTGCGGTTTTGGTGGAGCCTCTGTTTCTGGAGCAACAGAAACATAAGAAACTCCACCTCCGGTTCTCTTGATTGGTGAGCGATCACTTCTAGTACTTACTCTAGCTCTTTCAGCTGGAGTAAGTACATCTCTTCCTACTGGTCTAGGTCTTGATCCAGCGATATTTGCCTCATCAATCCTAGAAAGAAATTGATTAAATGTTATTGGCATTTTTTTCAATCTTCAACTTTTTTTGGCAGACCTTTATGTGATGTTTTTGCATATTTGCGAATCTGAGTTTCACTCATGCTATCTACAATATCAAGAACCTGTTTGCTAACTTCAGCTCTTGGAGTTTTTCCCCTTTTTACAGATAGTGCCAAACCAAATAATTTTTGTTGCTGTTCGCTTTCTGCTTTTTCAGTTATTGTAAGATATTGTTCATAAAGTTCGGAGATACTCCAATCTGATATATCAATCTCCTCATTCAATACATCATAAATCCAACCAACAAAATCTTCTCTTAAATGTGCTGTTCCCTTTTTGACAAAAGAAGTAGCAGCAGTTTTTAATCCTCGACTCAATTGTTGACCAAGAGTTGAACCTACTTTCTTTTGGTTCATTGCCTCCTCATGTCCTTTAAGTGCAGATAAACCTGCTCTAGCAACCACATTTCCGGTATCTCGTAAAGCAGAACCTATACTTTTTTTAATTCCATTAATTCTGGCATCTCTACCAGACTGCGAAGCTTGTGTAGGAGTAGTTTTTTCTTGTGATTTTGGGGTAGATGGTCTAGCACCTGGAACTACTTTGCCATGCTTACGATGTCTTCTTGTTATTAGTTCTTGTGTTTTTACTGCCTTTTCTAAAGCTTCATCGCCTTTTGATTTGACAACCTTTTTTCTAACTGTACCATCAGGAGAATAAGAAGAGAATCTTCTTGTCGTGCCATATTTTTCAACAGCTGATTTAGTTATTTTTCCAGGAGAGGCCTTTAATGAAATTCCTCTATTTTTTCCTGTTGCTGGAGTTTTCTTCTTTCCGACCAAAGTTCTTGCTTCAGTTAAAATAAGATCTTCGGAAATATAGAAAACATATTCAATAAACTTATCTACTCCAAGATCTTCAATTACCATCTGAAGACCATCTTCGTTTAGTCCTTGGCCATAAAAATATTGAGCAGCAAAATTAATAACTTCTTCAATATAATTTTCTGATAATTCTACACTCTCTCCAATATTAATATTGGGATTAATATCTACTTTATTGTTAATGTCCGAACGTTCTTTTATTGGTTTTTGCTTTGAATTTTCAATTTCATCATCTATATTTCCAACTACTTCATATAATTCATCTCTCCAATTGGAAAATGATTCGTCTACTTTTTTAACCTTCTTTTTAAAAGAACCACCTACCTCACCTTTCTCCCATCCTTTGCCATCACCATCATCATCCCACCATCTTTTAGGCTTGTCTTCCATATCTTCATCATCTTCTTTTTCTTCGTCATCTTCTTTTTCTTTTTCTTTTTTATTTTCTTTTTTGTCGTCTTCTTTTTTTGACTTTTTATACTTTTCTTCAACAAACTCTAGATATTCATCTCTGTTTGAAATAACATTACCTGAAACAGATTCCAAATAAATCTGTTTCATTTCATTTAGACTTTCTACAATACGTTCAGACATTTGTATAAATTATTAAAAACCTATACTTTTATTTATTATTTTTTAAACTCGTTCTATATTTTTTAATAAAATTTTTGATGTGGTCGGTATCCGACAATCGCATAGTATATTGCCTCAAAGAATCAGTACCTATCAATCTCTGATCTGCAGGAACACCAGAAACTTCCGTCCACTCTGATAAATCTTTGATCCAAGATTTAAACATAATTCCATCTTCAGTCACACAAATTAAATAATTTGGTCCACGGCGAGTAACTTTACCAACCAAACCAGTATTTAAATTTTCTACTTTATTACCAACTTTGAATATTTTTTCTTGATAGTATTGTTCTCTCAATCCTTTAGGATCTAATTTTGGTGCATATTGCCAAGTTTCTGCTGCAAGTTCTGTTTTTTGTGATTCTTTTTCTTGTTTCTTTCCGAGCATTACTCTTTGTACAGCAAAAAACATTGCCTGAGCATCTTTGTCGCTCATTCTTTTTGGTAACCCAGTCTTAAATAGCGGATAATTATCTTCAACTGCTGCCTTACGAAGTTTAGATGCAGACATACCAGAAAGTCCTTCTGCGTCAGCATCAGTCGGCCCAGAAGAAACTACTTTTAATTCATCAAAAGAATATAATTTTCCATTATTCTGATTTGCCAATCTCTCAAACTCAGATAACCTATTTTGTCCTACGACTATATTAACTTTATTGTATCCATCTTCATTTACCGCAATCAATACATCAAATATTGTTTTCATTTTTTCATCATTAATAATGTTATCCTTGAATTCAGGAAACATTTTTCTCATGTACTTAATTTTAGAAGCAGCATCTAAAGGATTCTTTTTATTATCTTGTGTTCTAGATGGATATATCCTTAAATCTCCACCTGCTGCAATTTGTTTTGCTTTTTTGATTAACTTTTCGTGTCCTGCAGTTGGTGGATTGAATCTACCAAACACTATAGTTAGTGGAATTTCTTTATCAATTTCTGGTGGAGCTGGTTCTTTTTTTGGTGGGGCAATTCCCTTTCTTTCGGCTGCTGCTGGTGGTTGTTCAATTACTCGTTGTGGTGTCTTTGGTCCAGCTGGAGTTGGTTCAGCTTTTTCTGGTGATGGACTCTTTTTACGTAGCATTTCTAAATCACCACCAACAGTCTGGGCTACTATTCTGCCACTTCTATCAACCCAGTTTCCATGCCCATCAGAAGTTAAACCAAGACGATATGCCTTTTCAGATGCTCTTGATCCCCGAAATTCTAATATAAATTGCGAAAATTTTTTCATTATTGTTAGGAATTCCTTATTTATTTATTTTGTTTACAATCAACCTTTTGGTGGATTACTGTCATCACTATATCTTGTAGATCTTCTTCTTGTGGATCTAGTTCCAGGAGCAACTGCTCTATTTGGGTCATCTGCAGTTTGAATTACCGGTTTTCCTGGTTTTATCTGATCACCTTTTCTAAGAATATCATATGTTAGTGGTTTTCCTTGTGAAGCCAATGGTTGTCTTCCACCTGGACCAACAAATGTTGGAGATGCAGTTGGTCTTTTTGCTTCTGCTTCCCTACCCGCTCCCGTTGATCTATTCCTTCTTAAAATAACATCTGCTTGTTGTGTTGTTCTCTGTTGTGCTGTAGTTTCTCTTCCTTGTCCTGGAGTTGACAAATTCATAGTTCTAGATTGCACTCTTCCCCCAGAAGATGATGCTCCTCTGTTTCTTATTCCCGCTCTAATTTCAGCTGATTGATCCACGTTAGTTGGTGGTATACCTAACATTCTTCTTCTTCTTTCTGATGCTGCTCTTTTTGCGGCTTTCTGTTCTGGAGTTAATACTTCGTTTATAAGTTCATTATACCAATCATCGCTGACTACATTTAATATTTTTAATGCAGATACCATGTCATTGGCAAATCCATTTTCTACTAAGTACTCAGCGATATGTAATTCCATTACTCTAATGTTAGAACTTTTTATTATTTATAAAAAAACCTCCCGAAGGAGGTTTAACTCATGTAGCTGCTTTTTTGAGTTCAATATTTAATTGTTTTATTACTTCACGAAGTCTTACAATTCTTTCTGGAGGAAATTCTTCACTATACCCGATAGTAGAGGAATCAAGAACTTGAAAGACTTCAAGTGCTGATGTCGTATTTAATTTGAGGCTTATTTGTTTTCCCTTACTCACAAATCTCCCTCCACACGATTTTCTGACCTCCATATATCAAATGTCCCCTCAGGATAACGAGCACTCAGTTTCTCATAATTCATTTGTAAGATCTCATCAAAATTAGTATCGAGTGCCATGCAAGCTTGGGCAAGATACCAACAAAGATCTCCTAATTCGCGTTTCATGTGAAAGATATTTTCTTCATTGTATGGTTTTCCTTGCAGAAAGATTTTTTTTACTACTTCTGTAAATTCCCCAGATTCGGCACTCAATCCGTAAGCAGCGGTCATAAGGCGAGGAATGTCTGCATCTTGGGCTTCAAGTTCTGCAAGCCTAGCTAAAAGTGAAGGAAAATCACTACTCGCCATACTGGTAGTCTGCTTTACGAATTCAACATATTTATTGCTATCAATTTGTGTTTTTTCCATCAGAATGTAAAACTCCTAAATTTACTTTTTAAATCAGATTGATGTTCTTCATGATTATACTCTGCTTCTTGTCCAGAGTCAAGTATGTCCTTTTGTGCAGATTGGTCCACATCATATAGACGCATCTTTGCACGATCAATTCCGATTACAAATTTTTTATGAATAGATTTATCGCTATATCTATTTTTCAATTGCTTAACTAAAATTTGATTCAACTGTTCGAGTTCATCAGTAGAAATTAAAGCAAAAAGAAAATCAGCAGTTGCTGGTAGACCAAAAGATTCAGAAGTATCAGTTAATTCTGGATCCGAGGACGCAAAACCAGATCTGGTAGTTTGTGTCGCACTCATGATTGGAACATTATGTTCAACTGCCAATCCTCTCAATTCTTCAGCAATAGATTTCACATAAGAATAAGAATTTACGGAAATATTTCCCTTATATCTACTAGATGCACAAATATTCAAATAATCAATAAAAATAACATCAGGCTTAAAAGATTTCTTGAGTGCCAATTCATTGAGAAGTGCCTTAAAATGACCTGCATGTGCTGAAGCGGTTGGATATTCTTTAATGATTAAAGTGCCTTGTGTTTTCTTAGATATAGTATTAATTTTTCCTTCAAAAACAGACTTTGGTAGATCTTTAATATCTTGGATATTAATGTTCATTTGATTAGCATCAATTCGCTCAGCAATTTTTTCTTCTGCCATTTCCAACGTAATGTACAAAACGTTTTTTCCTTGGAGCAAGTAGGCGCCAGCCACATGGCACATGAATAAAGATTTGCCGACATTCGTACCAGCAAGAGCGATGTTAAGAGTTTTAGGAGAGAGACCACCGTTTGTGATTTTATTAAAATATTCAAGATCAAATTCAAGTTTATTCTCCTTTATATTGTAACTATCGTATCTTTGTTCATAATCTAAAAGGTAATCATGTCCAATATGATTATCAAAACTCACTGCTAATGCGTCTGACAAAATAGATGGAATAGAATCCCTATTTTTGTTTTCGTCATGGCCATCAGCAATTTGAATGGATTCCATAAGAGCAAGATAAATTGCTCTATCTCTACACCATTTTTCCGTAGTATCAATTAACCATTGAAGTTCTACTGGAATATGGTCAAATGAATCAACGATATTTAAAATTTCTTTATATGAAGTTTCATTTAAATCTGTTCTTTTTTCGATTTCAATCAACAAAGACTCCTTCGTTGCTGGAGTGTTATATTGAGTGATAAATGAATGAATTTCACTAAAAATAATCTTAAAACTGTAATCTTGAAAATACTCAGTTTTTAAAAATGGAAGTACTTTTCTAATATATTCTTCATTATACAAAAGGTTTCTAAGGATTAGAAACTCAACTTTCTCCATAACTAAATTCCTTGTGTGCGATTTCGTCCAACTGTTGCATTACTTCTTCGGTAAAGTATTTTTCTGGATTTTTTAAAATTTCTTTTGCATAAAGTTTCTTTCCTTCAATCTCATAGCGTCCTGCTACATTCTTCCAGAGTCCACCAAGTTCTCCAAGTTCAAGCAGACCATAATATCTATCAAGACCACGCTCATCATAATACAAACGAACCTCAACGTCTTTATTTTCTTTACTCAAACGCGATTTAGCAGTCTTAGCCTTGATAATATTGCCGACCACTTCTGTTCCATCCTTTTCTTTCTTTTTGCTGAGATAAATAATCGTAGACGCTGCGTACTTGAGTCCGCTACCTCCACCCATTTCCTTAGTTGGTACGTAAGCTCCGATAACATCATAGGTGTGATTAGTAACGATCATTGGAATATTTGCCTGACCAAGTTTCAAGGTAAGCATACGGAATGCACCTTTAATCAGTTGTGATTTGGTCATATCACGAACTTCTTTATCATTTAATGCATCATTAATCTCTTTACTTGTTGAAAGCATACCCAGAGAGTCTAGCACAAACATACAAGGATTGCGTTCCCCTTCAGGTTTTTTCATATAAAGGTCAACTGCCTTAAGTGCCTTTCCACGGAACTCTTCAACAGTCACTACATTTACTACAACAATACGAGTAGTGTCTAATCCACGCGACTCTAGAAGAGATTTAGTGATAGCAGCTTCAGTATCAAAATAGAGACAATAACCATCGGAATTATTATCCAGAAAATTCTTGACAACGGCGAGGCTGAAGAAAGTATTATGATGATAAATTCCAGATTTAGAATTTGAAATATACCAGTGAGGAGCATCTATAGAAATATCATATACACTTTCAATACCAACTGGAGTTTTTTCAACTACAACTTTTTTACCATAAGTAGAAGTAATTTCTCCGGCATCAACTGCTTTGATTTCTAATCCAGTATGATAATCTTGAAAGATATGATTTATAGAACATTCGAATTTATCTCCATCACTAAAATCTAAACTTATAACTTCATTATTGTGTTTGGTTACCACCTGATTAATTCTAGTTTTTCCTGTTGGTGTTCTAACATATATTTCGTCAGTGACTTCATATGGAACTTCGTGCTCACCTTTACCATAAAGTTTATAAAGTTGTTCGTATGTAAGTTCAAGTTCAACCATTTTCAAATTCCTCTAAAATTTTTAGCGTTTTTTTTAAATTTTCATCATTATACTCAAAACATTCTGTAGTTTTAATTACAGTTGGAGCATATGAATTTTTAAAGTAGAGATGAAATTCATTTTCAAGTTTAACGGCATCAATTGATTTTATCCTTTTAAACAAAAATAAATTATAATTTAATGAAATACTCCATCTTTTTGAGATGTTATTGTGTTTTGTCAATCCATATTTTACAATTCTATTACCATTATCTTCCAATACTATCATATAAAAGTTCAAGAAGTCAATGTTGGCAATTGTTTCTTCAGTATAATACCCAACATGAGAATTTAATTTTCTTTTAGTATTAATCTCCTCCAAATTTTTACCACTTTTATAGAAAGATTTAAACCATTTATCATTTTTCTCTTTCCACTTTTTCAATCCAATGTCTTCCCCATATTTTTTAACATAAAAATCAATTCCTCTTGATTGAGATTTGGATACAATTAATTTAGAATCTTCTTCAGTATAACCCTGTTTCATCCAATATTCAGGTCGTCTTATTGAACCTTCAATGTAAGTATTTTGGTTTCTATTTAATCTAATATTTTTTGAAGATTTTCCATTTTCTATTTTTTTATCCTTGAACTCTAAAAACTTTTTAGTTCCCAATTCTTCTCCATATTTTTCAATCCAATAATTTAGTGTTTGCAATTTCAATTGGGAGGATTTCATATTTTGTTTTTGACTTTCAGTTCTTTTTGAACCTTTGTTAGATTTACCATTATTTTGAATTTCTTTAATTTTAATTAAAGATTCATTTTCACTTAATCCAAGTTCAATCCAATACTCAATGCATCTTGGACTGCATTTTCGTCGTTGCAGTTTTGATTTTTCAAGTGCTTCATCTTCAGTAAACCCAAGAAGTATCCAGTATAAAGGTCTTCTTGGGTCATTTCTACCTTCTCCTCTCATAGCAATTTAAAACTTTATATTATTTATACAATTGCAGGAGAAAGAACTACTAAAATATTACAAATTACATAGTTTATTTTTTATCCTGTTGGCAGTTTCTTCATCACAATAAATTGTAATTTTTTCCGTTCCTCTAGCACATTTTCCAGTAGAAGACTCTCCAGCAATAGCAGTAATCTTATTCCCAGATACACCGCCAAATATGCTACCTGAAACCAATGCGTTAAAAATGTACGAACCTGTGTCAACATATCTTTCAGTTTCATCAATTTCTGAAGCAAGTTGTGTGTATTCTCCACCAATTTCTTTTACAATATCTTTAAGAAAGTCCATAAATTACCTCTAAGTAAATCCAGTATAGCATCAAATAAAAAATGAATCAAGGGTTGTTTTTTTCTCTGTATTCCAACCAATAATATCTAAAATTGCTTTAAGTGGTTTAATGAAAGTTTTTTCGAATTGCATATCATAATCAACATATTTTTGTAAGTTAAACTCTGATGGTAATTTTTGTATAAAAGAAATGACATTTTCTTGAATTGGATTGGGTAATTTTAAATAGCAATATTTAATTTTTTCTCCATTTTTAATAATGGAATATTTTTTATCCAATTTTTTATCTTTAATGTAATAATTATAAAGTATTGACCCTCTTACGTGGATTGGTGTGGATTTAGCATACATTGTACTATTAGACTTGAATTTTGTAATTTCATTTACTGATTTAGGAAAAGAAACCTCTTCTGGGGTCAATTCAAAAAATTCTTTTCTAGTAATATCAATAAATTTTATTACTTCATCTTCTGTTGATGTCATAATTAACTTGATTGCCTTTTTAATTCTATCTCGACAAAAAGCTGGCGTAGAAGATCTGATTGCTTCAATTCCAGTCATTGAAAGTTCAGGCTCAGAATACCGAATGCCCTCATTGTCCCAAACATTTGCAATATATCTTTTTTTAGAAATAAATACAGCACGATCTGTAATTTTTTCTCGTTTCATGTGCAATCGATGTGCGTATGCATTCAAGTAATCCGCCAATTCTTTATAAGAATTATCTACATATTCTTGAATCTTAGTAGAAAAAATTTTATCTAAAAAATCTATTATTTCTAATTTTGTTGGTGTTTTATTTTGATAGATCTTATCTACTAATGGTTTCATATTCAAAAATGCAGAGTCGGTGTCACAATAAACAACATAATCAATATTTTCAGTATTCAATATCTTATTAAAATACAGATTAAACTTCATTTCAATCCAACGAATTGCTAATTGTCCAGTATAAGTAACTGCTTCGGCATTCCTAAGATCATAAAATCTAAAATATGGATTTCCTGTTGCGCCATAACAAGAATTCAAACACACCTTAATAGATTGTTCTTTTACACTATACATTGAAATTAGTTTCTTAATATTAGAATCATGAGTTTTTTCATAATCTTTCTTAAGATCTTTCATTTTGTCTTTGTATAACTTTCTTTTCTGAAACATCTTATCGAGAAGTTCGGGGAGAAATCCCATTCTATCTTTTTTATACATAGACCCATTTGGGCAAACCGAATATCTAAAATCATCAGGAATCTTTACAGATTTTTTTAATATAGAATCAATAGATATGTTTGGGAACCTATCCTGAACTAAAGTATCTGGACTAATATTGAGTCCCATCATAATATGCGGATATAGAGAAGTCAAGTCCATACTAACAACATAGTCGTATGACCCTGGAATTGGCTCTTTAACAAAAGCACCAACAAACTTATCAGATTTTTCTTTTGCTGCCTCTTTAAGTGGAATTACAACATGTTTACGACGAAGATAGTTATAAATGATGGTATCCCACATTCTTACTTGATAAAAAACATCTTCAAAATTTGTTTTAGAGTCAAATGCAAGCATGATTGCCAATTCAATCATATGAAGTTTATCTTCTAATTTATTAACAAGTTCGGTATCTATTACATTATATTCTACAAATGTGTCCCAATCACTATCATAAAAGTCTTTAAATGTTTCGTATTCACTATGATCTAGTTTATTTTGTCCTAGTTCATTGAATGTAATAGTATCTAATCTATAATTTTCTGGTTTCTTAAATGAATATTTTTTGTAGAGATCAAAATAATCAATAATAGCTACACCAAAAATATCATATACAGTTTGCTGTTCTCCTATCCTAACTTCAACTTGTTTATCCGAAATCCAATTATATGGAGATAATTTTCTTGTTTCTTTTTCTCCAATTATCCTATACATTCTACCAATAATATATGGAAAATCATAGTATAAACAATTCCATCCAGTAACTATTTCAGGAGTATTATTTCTCCAGAATTCCAAGAAAGAAAAAATCAAATTAGTTTCGTTTTTACAATAAAAATATTTGTGATTGTTTAATTTTTTATTAAATGGTCTAGTTCCCCAAGTATATATTTTTTTAGATATATAATCCTGAATTGTAATTAATAGAATTTCCTCGTCACACGTTTTTGGATCTGGGAACCCATTCTCTGAAGAAACTTCGATGTCTATCGCTACAATTGACATCTTAGTTATATCGTATTCTATATACTCTTCTGGATAGTTATCAGAAATGTATTGATATATTGGCGTTTCATTTCCATATATTTCAAACCCTTCTACTTCTTTATATTTGTCAATAAACTGCTTTGACTCTTTAATTGTTCCGGGTTGAATAGATTTAACGTATTTGCCATCTAGTGTTTTATATTCAGTTTTTTTGTCTGACATGACATAAAAAGTTGGTCTATAATCAACTATGTCTGTGAATCTTTCTCCATTTTCATATCCTCGAACATAAATTTTATTTCCGAGCTGTTTTACACTAGTATACCAACGCATTATTTTTTAAGAAGAGATTGATATTTTTTAAGAATGATAGATTTTGGATCCACAATTGTAAGTATCTTATCAGAACTAATCAGAAACATTTCCTGCTCAGTAAAATCAATCAACCATTGTTTGAAAGTAATACCATTAGTTAGACTCTCATAGCATAGTATAAATGGATTTGTAAGCTTACAATTTGGCTCTCCAATATCAGCAACAACTTCTTCTATTTCAGAAATTAAAGTTTGGCCACTTTCTAAAACTAAAAGTTTAATTACTTTATTATCTTTTATTTTGGCTTCTTCCATTTGGACTCCTAGATTCTAGAATAATTATAGCAAAAAAAAGGAGGGGAGTCAACTGGAAGTGACCAGTTTCCCCTCAACGCCGACAATAGTTAAAATTATTTAGAACCAAACTTTTCTTTTCTGGTGTTCTGGAATAACTTTGATCAAGCTAATTGATAGTAATCCATTGTCAAATTCTACTTTTTTTACTTCCATATCATCGGATATCGTCCAAGATCTAGTAAATGCCCTTTGTGCCAAACCATGATGTACATAATCTTTTTCGGAATCTACTTCTCTTTCTCCTTCTACGAATAATTTGTTGTTTTCTGTGTATACTGTAATTTGATTTTTTTTGAATCCAGCAAGAGCAACTTCCAATCTAAATTCTGTATTACTCTCTTTAATTACATTATATGGTGGATAATTTGATTCGGTTTGATGTAATGCCCCAAATCTATGGAACCACTCATCCATACCTATTGAATATTTTTCAACATCATTTAAAAATTTTTGGATATTTGCTGTATTATATCGAACTAGTGTGTTCATAGTTTTTCTCCTTTAAAAGCAAGATATTATGTCAAACCCGAAGCATTTGACATAACTAATTATACAACAAGTACAAAAAAAGGGAGTTCGGAACTCCCAACTTTTTTATTCGGTTTCCTGAACTTTTTTCTTAGTTCCGATTGAGTATTTTGCCTCAAGAATCCATTCATCTTTTTCTTTATACGGAAGAACTTTAATCTGATTGAGAGGTGCAATATCAGAAACTTTATCTGGATTAATTACTGTCACTAATCCCCAATCAGATAAAAGTTTAATAATACGATTGCGACGTTGGACATCGTTTACTGTAAGATTTGCGTGCTTTCCATCTAAAGCAAACAGTTCTTTGAAACTAACTAGGTAATATTTTCCTTGTTTATGTAAAATATGAACTGATTGATATAATTTTTTTTCTTTTCTAGAAGCAACTCCGATTCTAGTCAAAGTTTCTCTCACCTTCAAAAAATCATCTGGTTCAGATAAAATTATCTCAACCATCATATCAGGAGTCCATTTTACCTGAGGTTCATTAATAGTAGTCATTTTGTTCCGCCAATGTCAAGTTTTTGTTTAATGAAATTGATTTGATCTTTATTTAAAATATTTAGAATCTGAGATGCTTTCTCATCATTATAACCATAATATTGTTTTATGTATTCTAAATTTTCAATTTTATTTTTGTTGATCCAAGAAGAATATCTCTTCTTTTTTCTCAAACTATTTAGATAAAATAAATATTGCATATCTTTATCCAATCGATTATTTAAATTCATCTCATTCGCAAATAAAATGGTATCTAGATGTGCGGAAAGACACCTATTAATAATGTAAGGTGGATAAGACTTTATGTTATCAGAATCATCTAAAATCAAATTCTCTTTAGTAAAATTTATGGAATTTATCCAATCTTTTAATTCATATTCTATTTCCATTCAACTTCACACATTATTTCGGTAAGACAGGCAAGTAAATTTATTTCATTATCTGCAACAAAAGCACTCCTATATTGATATTTTGAAATAATCAATATTGCAGAAGGAATCGTAGATTCTACAGCAGAACAATATAAAGTATCATACACTTTTCTAAGGACAATATTTGGATCATTATCCATATTATTGATTACCCACTTCCTTACTTCAGTAAAATTCTTATCCTTTAAATATTTTACCAAATTTGTTATTTTAACATCAGATACTGTTGCTAAAATACCAGAATCTATTTTTCCGCTAGAAGAGTATCGTTGAATCTCGTTTAATGTGCGCCTAAAATCTGGAAAATACTTATTAATAATTCCAGCGATAGCAGCAGTTTCATACTCTACTTTCTCCGAAGTTAAAATGTCAACTATACGTTTCATAAATTCAGCTGCAAGCTTTGGCTTTTCCTTTGATGGAATAGAAAAGTCAATAGATGCAGCACGAGAATGTAAAGGTGGAATTAATTTATTCTTATAGTTACAAGTAAAAATAAAGGTACAATTATTTTGGAGTTCTTCTATTGATGCTCTCAATGCAAGTTGAGCATCATGTGTTAGATTATCACCTTCATCTATTAGTAGTATTTTTTTCCCAGTATTAGATAGAGATAGAGTTGACGCATAATTTTTAACTTTATTCCTAATTACATCAATAGATCTTTCATCAGATCCATTAATTACCATAAAATCTCTATCTAAATCATTAGCTAATGCCTTAATGGTAGAAGTCTTTCCAACTCCAGGAGGACCAGAAAGAATCATATTTGGAACCTTACCAGAATCTCTAATTTCAATAAAAAATTTTTTTATTGATTCAGGTAGTATGCATTGTTCTACTTTTTGTGGTGCATATTTTTCGACAAAAATAAAATCACGATTCATAATTTAAATAAAAGGTATCTTTAGATAGTACAGGACACTCATCATTCACAAAAATATTCATAATAAAAAAAATAAAAATTAACCGAATGTTGAATCAGGTTCTAGAGCAATATGATATTTGACTGGTCTCGTCTTACTTTCAAACCTGGATAAAAGTTTCTCCGAGATAACTACATCATAAGAACCAGGAATGATTTTAATATTTTCAACTTTAAAATTCATAGTGAATTCTTTATCTGTTTCCCCAACAACAATTAAAAATTCATTTGAAGTATCATTCTTTTTATCTCGTACTACAAGATTAACTACTCCATTTTCTCCTACCGCTGCTAAGTCTGGAAGTTGATAAACTGATGCTGCTTTAAGGATTTTTTCTAATTGCGAATGCTCAAGCTGAAATTTGATGTCATCTGTTGGTAGGCCAATCTCTTTATCTGGAGGAGATACAATAACAGAAGGATCAGCAAAAAAATATTTTACTTTACGTTTTCCATCACGAATAGTCAAATAAGAATCATTAGAAAAATCTAATTCTGGACTATCATGTAGACTAATTCCATTCAAAAATTGATTTAAATCATAGATTGCAAAATCTCTAGGGAAGTCTTCATCAACAATTGCTTCCGCTAACAGATTTTTCATAACAGTCATAGTCCTAAGTTTTTTCCCTTTTTTAACAAAAATAGATTGATTAATCGAGGCAAAGTTTTTTAGGATTGTAAATGTTTCATTAGAAAGTTTCATGATAATCAGTAGTTATAATGGTCAGTTTTATTTTGATGGAGTCCAGAAAAATGATAAAGCAAGATGCAATAATGAATTGCTTTCAAAATATCTTGTTTCGATTTACCATTTTTCTTGCCAAAACGAGAAAGATACTTAATAGCGTTTGAACGAGTAAATGCTTCTGCGTCACCAATACTTTCAATCAAATCAAGAGTCTGGGTTTTTGACTGCTCAGAAGTATAATGAGATCTGTATGTACTTACAAGATACTCTTCAACTTGCTTCAAAGTTTTGTCTTCCTCATATTTCCAAAAACCGTTTTTGTTTGCGTCCTCAGGTAGTTTTGTAGCTGTCAAATAATTTTGCCTGTGGTGTGCCGCGTCAAAATGAATTGTATCAGTTTCGATTGATCCAGAAATCGTGGTGTCATTTTTATTAGTCATTGTACTCTCAAAATTTTCAGACATAATTACCATAAAGAGAAAAAGGAGGATTATTTCCTCCTTATATTATATCATACAGATTCAGAATTGTCAATAGAATCGTCAATAGAATCGTCTTCTGAAGACATTACAAAATTTTCATCAATTTTATCGTATAGTTCCATAAATGAACATTTGGTTTCGTCGTCAAATCGTGCAATTGAATATTTAATTGCTTTAGATTTGTTTTTAAAGATGGCATATGCTTTCAAAAGATGAATCAAACGACGAGTTGAAATGATTTCATCAATTCCACCATCAAAAAAAGTTTTACGAATGGTATCACTCCAACTAACAAGCTTTTTGATGAATTCTTCTTCTCCGTCAAGATTAATTGATTTGGCTAGTTTAGTGAGAATTTTGATCTCAATAGAATTTGGTGGATATTGTTGTTCAAAAGTTACACTAAATCGTTCCAGAAAAGCTTCATTGAGAATATTAGTTCCAATGAAACGGCCATCATCTGAACCTTTTCCTCTAGTATTTGCAGTAGCAATAATATTGAATCCTGGCTTTGGATGAATTACTTTTCCAATTTTTTTGAGAAATAGTGGTTTTCCTTCCAGTACAGATTGTAATACCATGATTTTATTTGAAGCTAGGTCGCATTCATCAAGAAGAAGAATTGCACCTCGTTCCATTGCTTCAACTACAGGACCATTGTGCCAAACGGTATCCCCATTTTGAAGACGAAATCCTCCAATTAAATCATCAGAGTCGGTTTCAATTGTGACATTGAAACGAATTAGTTCACGTTTTAGATGTGCACAGGCTTGTTCAACACACATTGTTTTGCCGTTACCAGAAAGTCCAGTAATGAAAACTGGATAAAAAATACCAGAAGAGATAATTTTTTTGATATCAGAAAAACTACCAAATGCTACAAAATTGGGATCCTTCTCTGGAATTAGATTTTTTTCAATAATAGGAAGTGCTGCTGGAGCATTATATGATTTTTCAATAGAAGTTACTGCATCTACTGTAACTTCAAGATTCCACTTTCCATGTCCTACTTTATAATTTTCGAGGCGACGTGTAACAGTAGGATATGAAAGATCTTTCATTGCACTATATGCCCTAACATCAGCTGATGTGATGTTGTTGCCAAACATATCCATTAGATCTGAAATGATGTTCTCTTCTGTCATTTTTTGGTACATAATTTAACTTTTGAACTCTGTAATTATAGCAAGCCTACAAGGTCTGTTTGGGACTTGTAGGCCAGTTTATAAATTGTCTTAAGCAATTAAATCAACAAATTGAGAGAGAATTTTTTTGTTCATTTTTTTGGATTGCAAAGACCTCTTAAATGCGTTTCTAATCTCAGTTACAGATGCATCATGGGAAACTTGGAAATCAGAATTAGAATTTAAAGAATTAGAATAAATTCCAAAATAACAATCATAGCCTGAGCATTTAATAGCACAAGATTTGTTCTGTTTCCATTCTTCCCATATTTTATTAACACAATTATCGTGATTTTCTACATGTCGTTTAATAAAATTAGACACTTCGCCACTACTAAGCAATCTAATTCCAATAAAATTGACTTGAGGAAACACATCTTTAAGATGTTTTAACAAGACATCAGTAAATTTATGAGATGCATAGTAAGAGTATTTGGGGAATCGATATGTGGTTTTTAAAGTGTTATCACGAAGAAAACAATTATCCCCAACTGGACAAATTCCAGAACTTGAAATACGATTTAAAGCACCAGATTCTCCGTCTGTCAAAACAACACACTGAATTTTTTGTACTTTTGTTTTTTTCTGGAACATAGGAATAATTTGATGTAAAGCAACCATAGTTTCATTCAATGGGGTACCAGACAATCCAAGGTTCTTTGGATATGTAAAAGAGAGATTTTCCTTAGTGAAAGTACATGCTAAACGATACAAATTTTTCATATGTAACTCAAGTGTTGCTGAATTCACTGTACTCGAAATAAAATTCAACAAATTATAGTTTCCCTCAACACAAAGAGAACCAAGTTTACCACTAGCTTTTCCGTAAGAATATGACCAGTTATTTGTAAATGCATAAACTTCAAATGGAATTGATACTTTTTTACAAAACCAAATAAGATTTAAAAGTTGACAACAAGTATCTAAAATAACTTTATCCATAGATCCCGACCAATCCAAAATAAAGATAAGTCCATGGTTTTTACCTTCTGCAACAGTAACAATTTTTTTGAAAATGTCATCATTGTACTTATATGAAAATAATGATGTGCAATCTAGAACTCCAGTTTTAGATTCTGAAGACCTAGAATACGATTCTGCTGCTTTTTTACATTCGAATTCTTTAACTAAATAGTTTACTTCATTTTTAGATCCATTTTTGAACTTTTTAAATTCAATGTCAACAGAAGCAAAATCTTCCTCAGTATTGTGCATATCCCAATACCTTTTACACAAAGAGTGAATTTTACTATTACTAACAATAATATTATCAATATCTAATTTTGGAATTTCTACATAATTCAGTTTTTCAAAATTCGAACTGGATAGACTATTAATAGCTTTTTCTAAAGAGGATGCAGTCTTAACAAAATCAGAATTAGATTTTGTATCATAGTCAGTTGATTTTTTCTGTCCATCAGATTCACTTTGATCCGATTTACTGGAGGAGGTATCTCCAGATGACTTAGAAGAATCATCAGAATTTAAATCATCATCAACATTAACTTCGTCGGAGGATTGATTTCTACTTTCCTCCTTTTTGTCGCCAGGAACAGCATCTCCACCAATCGCTTCTAGATTGTCTACAACAGAACTAACATCAATTGATAGGTTTGTTTCATTGTCATATACTTTTTTACAGTATTCGTATAAAAGTTCAGCTGCTTTAATTGCATCCATAAATGTTTCTGCATCTTCAATTTTTTTCAAAATATCTTTTTCTTCTTCGTTGAACTCTAGTTCAATAAAATTCCCAATTTTAAAATAAAGATTGACTCTATCCGCTAGATTATATTTTGAAACATCGTCATCTGCAATTGAAAAGAAGTCTTCGTCATTTAATTCTTTATATCCATTATAAAAGGTCTTCTTAAGACCGGGATAACGACGCTTCATGAGTTTCTCAATACGTACATCTTCAGTTACATTGAGAAACTGCATAGGAACAGCGGTAAGTTCAGACCAATTTTCGGTCGATGTGTAAATTGCATGTCCAGCTTCATGACTAAGAAGAAGTTGATATACTACATCAGAAGCCTTTTCCCAAACAGGTAAAGTAAGAGTTCGCGTGTCAACATTAAATGATGCAGTATCTACATTACTATGTTCGATAATCAGATTCTCTGTAGCTAAGAGGCGAGCCAGATTTCCGTAAATTTCGTGACTTGATTTCATGTTTAGAGATTTTACTAAAGCCATTATACAAAAGAGAAATGCCAAAATAAAAAAAAGAGTGACAGTTTTTAAACTGTCACTCATAGATTGGAAAAAGAAAAATTTCCTTTCTTTTCAAACTCAATAACATTATCGAATTTATCCAATACTCCATCTTTATGTGAAATGACAAAAATATTAGAATCTTTAATTACATAACGAATAATTTTTAAAAAATCATCGATACCAGAAGAATCTAAAGAAGAATCAAAAATTTCATCTAATACAAGTAAATTTACATTTGTAGAATTTTTAATCTTTGCTATTTCCCTCCATGCAAATAATAATGCTAGATTGATTCTCTGTTTTTGTCCTTCAGAAAAACTCCCATAACTAAAATCTTCATATATGGGAGTTTTTATATGTTCATTGAATTCTTCATCTAAATTAAAATTAATATAAAAATCCATCATTTGTAAATATCTATTTACTTGTTGATTAATCACTGGAAGATATTTTCTGATAATTTTTGATTTTACTCCATTATCCTTCAATAAAGAATAGACATATTCATAATATTCTATTTTTTCTTTTTTTTCTAAGAATTCATCTTTAGTATCGGATAGCTCCTTTTGCAAAAAACTCAATTTTTCGTGTTCTATATTTTTGTTTTGTATCTTTTCTTTTATTTGGAAAATATCCGATTTTAATTCTTCTATTTGATTTTTAGATTGTTGTATTTTTAAATTATTTTGAGAAATTTTATGATTCATGTTCAATATTTCTTTTGAAATCTTAATGAATATGTTTTCTCTTTCTTCTTCTTCTTTTATAATTTTTTCGATTTGGTCGTATGCTTCTTTTAATTCTTTAGTGTTAGATTCATATTCTAATATTTTACTTTTCTTCAGATCTTCGTTTATTGCCTGTGTACACGTTGGACATGTAGAATGATCAGAAAAAAACTTATAGTCAGAAGTCACTGTAGAAAGTTTTTGAGATAATTTTCCTTTTAAAGTTCCTAGTTTTTTGAGTTTATCTGATGCACCATTAAAATGTTTCAGTTTCAAATTTAAATCTTCGCACTCTTGTAATAACGATACGTTTTCTAAGATTATTGCTTTCTTTTTCTATTTCTTCAATAAAGTTAAATTGCATTTTTACTTTATCAGATATAGATTCCTTTTTATAATCTAATATCTTAATTTCATCTTTTATCAATTTTATATTTTCTTTAATCACAGAATTCATTGAAGAGAATATTTTGATATCTAACAAATCTTCTATCACTTCTCTACGACTTGCGGCAGTTAATTGCATAAACGGAATGAAATTACTGTTCCCAAGAATTACAATTTGAGTAAAAGATTTATAATTCATTTTGAGAACGTTTTGTTCAAACCATTTTTGTTGATCAATAATAGAAGCATTCTGGTCTAATAAATTTCCATTTTTGTAAATCTCAAAAATACTAGGTTTTTGACCCCTTCTCACTTTCCATTCTGAAGTTCCAATAACAAATTCAATTTCTACTAAACAATCTTTTTCATTTACTGAATTTATTAATTGTGGCTTATTAATTGGCCTATAAGATTTACCAAAAAGAGAGTAGGTAATGGCATCCATAAAAGTGCTTTTCCCACTTCCATTTTTTCCAATAATACAAGTATTATTATGGCTATTTAAATTAATTTCAGTAAATTTATTTCCAAATGAAAGGAAATTTTTGAACCTTATTGTTTTAAAGATTATCATATATTTTCGGTGGTATGACTATATCATTTGGAGTTACAACGGTATAAAGATGTCCAGTCACTTCGCATGTTTTTATTAAAATATCATCATCATATTCTATAACATGAGTTTCTGGCATACCCAATTCTTCTAACATCATAGCATAACGTACAGCATCATCTTCTTCCTGGAAAAAGAAAATAACTTTCTTTCCGTTTTCATTTATTACAGAATATGCCCCCTCTTCTTCTTTTCCATCAATAGTGATCAAAAACATCAGACCGATTCACAAGCCTCCATGTAAGTTTCTTTTAAGATATTTTTAATCTTATTTTTATTTAATTTGCATTCACTTTCATCTATGAATCTCTGAAGTAGTGAGAATGTATCCTCATTTTCTAAACAGATATCAAAATTTTCTACATCCGAATGTACATAATTTTCTACTATTTTTAACTCAGCTACATTTGCATTATATATTTTCTCTATGTAATTTTCAAACAGTTTAACTCTTGATTTTTTTCTTACTATAACTTTTACTATTTTGCCCTCCAATTCGGAAACATTTAATGTTTGAATGGGAGTATCGTCATAATATAAATTATAATGCATTTTATAAGGGTTATCAACATAAAAGTGATCTAATGTATCAGTGTCAAATATAACAAATCCCCGAGTTTCGTCAACATCATTGAAATATATTTCATATGGATTTCCTATGTAATATACTGTTCCATTATTAGATCTAGTATGATAATGTCCAGAAAAAACTTTTTTAAATTTAGAAAATATCTTTGGATCTCTACCATTTTCCATTATGTGTCCTTTATGTGCTTCAAATCCATTTAACTCAAGATGGCCCATTACTATTTTTGATGTAGTTTTTTGAAGTAAATCTATAGTATCACTTTCATTTTCTTGATTAATCCAAGGAACAAAAACTATTTTTAAATCACCAATACTAACTTCTGTTGGATTAGAATATATCTTTATATTTGAATATTGCCCCAACAAAAGATCGGGAGAATTCACTCTATTCGTAGATCTAAAATATACGTCATGATTTCCATTTATAAGATGCACTTTATACTTAGAGAGTGGATTTAGCACTACCCTTTTAGTCCATTCTAAACCAAAAAAATCAATAGATTTTCTATTATCAAACGCATCTCCCATATGAACAACTATCTCAACACCATGTTGCTCTAAAGTTGGAAAAAAAATATTTTTATAAAATTGCTCAAAATAGTCTTGAAATATTTTTGATGATTTTCTTGCCGTCCAATGTGTGTCCGTCAACAAACAAATTTTCATAATTAAGTTCTAAGCTTAGAATAAACTGCATCTTTAATACTATTGTAATCTGAATAATTTCCACCATCAATAGTATTGTCATCTACAAAAACTTCATCAAATCCAGATCTTTCTAAAATTTTTCCTTTAATTTCCAACTGACGTTTTTCTTTTTGTATTCTTCTAAGAAAAGCATAATGAATTACCTGAGTAAAATATGCAAAAGGATTTGATGACTTTTCTGGATCAAAATTTAAAATATATTGTACACAATTTTCTATCCCATCGCAAATCATATCATCTTTAAACATATAATTTACAAAATTTGGTTTAAAGGACAGATGAGTTGCAATTTTTAAAAAACATTCTCCTATGTAATTTGGAATTGTTGGCTGTGGTTCTCCATTAGTTTTTGCTTTGCTGACTATACGACGATATTCAACTAAAGCAGCCAAAAACTCTTTATTATTAACATAGTGAACACTACGTTTTCTTTTTGTCATGACAGCTGTTGTGATCATGAATACCTACAAATAATATATATTGAAATTATAACATACAACCTTCAAAATTGGCAATAGCCATTAAAACTTGACACACCTTTTAAAACCTAGTACAATTAGCTTTGTCAGCGATGAAAAAAATATTAGTTATTAATTTATTAAAGATTATTATATATCTTTTCTAATATTTCTTTTGCTTGATTTACATTAGATATGTATCCCATTTCTTTAGTTAATTTAAAATGATTCATACCAAAATCAGAACTGTTTTTATGTTTTTGTTTTTGTTTAATAAATTTTTGATGTATTGAAATAATTTCTACGTCATTATTTTCTGTCATTGTTATGATACTATCCATATCTATTACAAAAATATCATCTGTAGTTGTCTTCATCCATGGTTCTACTTTATAAGCAAATCCATATTTAGTTCTAATTTCTGCTATTATAATTGGTTCTGATATTATTAATATAGTTTTATTTTTTTCTTCTGATGCAAACACTCTTCCAAATATTTCTTCTCCACTTACTAATTTAATGCTAGCATAAAAGTCTTCTTCCATCATTAATTTAAATTTATTGGTATAATTTGATAATTAAATTCTTCTTCATTGTAGAGTTTTACACGTTCAATAAAATGATTTAAAGTATAATTTTTTTTATTATTATATGTACAATCATCAGAAATATCATATAATGTAGCTTTGTCCTTATTACTTCCTTTTCTTAATACTCTCCCTATGCTCTGTAAATTTCTAATTTTAGATTTACTTGGAGATGCAAATATTATATTGTGTAGATTACGAATTGATATTCCTGTACTGAATACTCCATAACTTGCAACTATGATCGCATTATTTTCTCTTTCTGTAATTTCTCTAACTTTTTCTCTATCATTTACGTCTACTCCACCATGGACAAAAAATATTTTTCTATTGTTTTCACTGTGACTATTTATTAGCTCATATAATGGTTGACCATGACTTTCTACTCTTGCGAACAATATTAATGTATTTCCTTTTAAATCTAAAGAAAGATTTTTAATAAAATTATTTCTTCTTTCATTTGCAATTAAATATTGAATTTCATCTTCATATTGATTGAATTTTTGTGGATTATGTTTTAAGATTAAACAGTGTATATCAAGTTGAGATGCTCTTCCTTTTTCTATCATCTCTTTTGTATTGATTGTTTTATATGTTGGTCCAAATAATCCAGAAATGACCCACTCATGAGTCTGAGAATCCTTTCCTCCATTAGATAAAGTCCCAGTAAATCCAAATCTATATTTGGCATGATGACATTTTTTCATAATATCAATTAAAGATTTTGATTTCGCTTGGTGACTTTCATCAACAATTACACAATCAAAATTTTCAAAGAATGATTTTTCCATTTTAAATATTGACTGCCAAGTAGATAAAGTTACCGGTAGATCAGTCATTTTTTCTCTACCAGAATAAATCATATGACAATACTTTTCGGAATTCCATCCATACTCATCAAAGTCTTTTGACATTTGATGTATTAGAGATGTAGTGGGAAATATAATTAATATTTTTTTTCCTTTATTAACATAGTATCTCGCAATAGAATATATTATTAAAGATTTTCCAGAAGCAGTTGGCGATATTATTGTTTTTCTATTGTATCGTAGACATTCGTAAACAGCATTGATTTGGTAATCATACGGTTGATATGAACATATAGAATTCATATATCCTTGAACTCCATCTAATGATATTTCCTCATTAATTTCAAATGGCAATCCATAATACTTATTGTATTTGAATTCATAAGTATATCCATATAATTTTATTTTAGCTATGACCTTATCTAATAATCCAGCATATATTTCTCCAGTAGAAACAGACAATAAATGTATTGTTCCATCCCAACCTGTTTTTCTGAATTGAGGCATAAATTTTGCACTATCAACCTCAAATGTAAAATGAGGTTGAAGTTCATATAAAATATGTGGGTCACACTCCAACTTTATATAAACTTCATTTTTTTTAGAAATCTTTACGTCAGCCATAACCAGATATGTATTTTTGATACTCGATGGAATTTTTTATTTGATATGTCCTACTATGAATCATTTTTAATATATCACTCAAATAATTTAACATTGAGTCATAGTATTCAAGTTTTAATGCTATATTGGATATATCATCATCTGCATTCATACATGCTTGTAAATGATCTTTATCTCTTATTTTTTTCTGATATGATTCTTTATATTCTTCTGGATCTGCTTTTCCAGTATAATATTCGTATTTTTTAAGTTTTATTTTATTTTTTTGTTCTATGGTCTTTTTTTTCAGTAAGAGTATATTATTAAAAATCTCATAGTATTTGGAATGTAATTGTGGAATTTTTAATGATTCTAAATGTAAATTATCTGGATCTATAATAGAATCTTCTTTCCACATTAATTGTAAATCATTGATATTCATAAAGAGGATTTCCTTTGTTGTCAGTTATTT